TTTCATTATTAGATGGTGTGTGATAAAGTATATGATCTATCTTTCCAAAGTTTAAAGAACTGTATAGCTCTAAAGACTTAAAAGGATTTTTATCTCTCTTTATACCTGTAAGTCTTTCTTCTTTACAAAAGAACTCTATCTTACCGTCGTTGATGCTACAGACAGAACTATCGTGTGCAGTGTTAAAAGCTAAGACTCTCATTGTAAAGAACTCCAAATCTCTAAATCTTTTCTATAAAAATCTTCTAAAACTTTTATATTATCTTTAGATATTTTTACTTTTTCATAATCATCATAAAAATCTACATCTAATTTATTTTTATATTTATAGTATGTAAGTTTCCAAACAATATTTAAATTAAACTGTTCATTAATCCAATCTATAAATTTATAACTAAGTCCTTTTTCGAACTTCCACATTTTAGTTTTGGGTCCAATAAATTTATACTGTGGGGTAAAAAAGTTATTGTGATAGCAATGAGTTGTTTGTTGTTCTTTAATATAGTGTAATAAACTTTCTTTGGTTTTAAATATATCTGTTATAGTTTTTTGTTTAACTTTCCTTGCAAAGAAGTCGTAACTTGCTACAGATACAAATCTATCTATTGGATCTCTTATAACAATAAAGGTAGGTATGTCTTCAAAGTTATACAATGTTTCATAATAAGGATAGGTTAACAACTCTTCTATAATAGAGTTCTTATAAAAATTTCTAGATTGTTCAAAGTGAACTTTATACCCGTTGTTGTCAAACAAGTTAGATATGTATCTACCTCCTGTTCTAGGAACGTGTATGTGGTATATTTTTGTTTGTTCTTTCTCTATTAGCATTTATCCTTTTATGTACAGTCTTCTATTTATAGAATACCTAACAGCTTTTTTAGTTTTTGATATTACTTTATTAACCTTATGATATTCATAAGATGGAAATATTAAACAAGAATTGTGTTTTAGATTAGGCATATAATCGTATTTAGTAAAAACTAATTGACCTCCATTATACTTTTCAACATTCATAAGGTATAGAAAAGTTAACACAGAAAAATCATTGTGGTTTTGATAACTAGCTCCGTTGTAATACTTTTGAACAAAAGTCGTATCTTGATTTGTCAATGGAAGATAATTTAAGAATGGATTTAAATCACCATTATATTTTAATCTAAAGTGTTTTGATGTGTAATTTAAGATTGTGCTTTTACTTCTATCCTTGTCGTAAATTCTATCTATGCAAAAAGGCTCGGTGTTATTTTTTATCTTTAAATTTTTATGATGATCATCAGCGTCGTATACTTCTGTCAAAGAAGTAAGTTCCGTGATCATTGATTCAAGTTTAGTTTTGCTAAACACATTATATATAATGGTATGGTAGAAAGGATGTTGTAAATATTTAATTTTCATTTCCTTAAGAATACCGACAAAGTAAATCTAAACTTAGGACCTTTTATAGATTGAGGTCTTATAGTGTGGGGTATGTGACCATCAAACAGTATTATACGACCAGGTTTATATACAGAAGCAAACTCTATTTTACTTAAGTCTTTGCTATTATAAAAAAAAGTTTCACCATAGAAACCATCCTCCCAATTTAAATTAACATAGTATAAAGCTCCAATTAAATTTTCATGAGTGTGTATGTAATGAACATCATCAGACTTAACTAAATTTAATTCTATAATGCTTATCTTCTTTTCATCAAACTTAAAGTTTTTAGATTTACTAAAACAGTTTTTAATGTAAGGAAATAGCCCACAGTTTTTTAAGTCTTGTAAACTCCATTTACTATGTAGGTTCTTTGTATATCTTTCTAGCTCTTGAGTATCTTCCCATCCTAATTTAAATATAGATTTTGTACAAAATTTATAAACTTTGTTTCTTGTTACGTAATCTACAGTGTCATCAAATATTTCTATTTTCATCTTTTTCACCAGGTTCTGGAGATTTTCTTGCAAAACTAGATGGCAAACCCACATGAGGTCTGCTATCATAAAGATCAGTTTTGGAAGAAACACGGTTGTAATGTAAAAAAACTTGAACACATTCTTTCCCTTTAAATTTATTTCTCCAGTGTTCTAGTATACATCCTTTGTATATTAACATGTCCCCAGGATCTAGATCTATTCTAACTCCTTTCTTTCCTTTCTTTCCTGATGGTTCTAAATAAATAGGCCATTTAGATCCACCTAAATTTAAAGTTGTAGATATCTCACAACTAAATCTATCAGTATGTCTTTTTAATTCATCACCTTTTACATATACTCTCATATACGAATTGTTAGGTTGCAGTTTTATACCAGTTGTTTTCTCCATTAAAGATTGTAGTTTTAACAACAAAGTATCTCCAGCTACATCTCCATACAAACAGAAAGTATCTTTACCAGTTTGACCATCGCCCATCTCACCAAACGTGTGATCTTTATCAGATATAAACTTAAGGTCTCTAAAAGTTAAAAGAACTTGTTTTCTTATTAAGAAATAATTAAATAAAAATTCTGCTATGTCTTTAGATATAGCTTTTTTTATTACTGCATAACCTTTTGTTTTAAAACTCATACGTCTTTGATCACCTCTTTTGGTCCTGCTTGTATATTAAAATGTATAAATCTAAAAGGATCCAAACCAAGATCAACTGCAAATCCATGTGTAACATATCCTGGAAAGATAATTAAGTCACCAGGTTTAGGTTTGTAATGTATTAGCTCTGATCCATAAAATATTTCATCATTTGATTTAAGTTTTAATTTAGTCATTACAGCCCCTTGTCTAGGGTCCATAAAATATGGGTAAGAAGTTTTATCGCTACATTTTAAAAAGTAAAAACCAGATACGTTTTGAGACCAATGAGTGTGAGCCGAATGATTACCACCACCTTTTCTAGAAAACTCTTGTATCCACATTTCTGTAAAATATATTTTATACAAAGACATATCGAAACCTTGCCAATCTAAAAACTCCCAAGCTTTACTTCCAACGTAATCTCTAAAGTTTATAAAGTCAGGATCTTTTAAAAGACTTGTAGAATGATAAGAACTAAACTTATCCTTTGTTTCTTTAATGTAATCTTTTTTTAACTCTCTTGCTTTTAATACATAAGAGTCAGAAGCTTTATCTAGTTTTTTTAAAAACTCTGGTTTATTTTCTACCCATATAGGTGTTGAAAAGAATTCAGTAATATTCATTTAAAAGGTCTCCCTAAGTTCCACATTACCAAAGAATATCTTGTCCCACTAGTTACAGGTTTGACTCTGTGCCAAACATATGAAGGGAACACAACTATAGAACCCTTTGGCTGTATTTCTGTACATATTTCTGTTTTACTTTCTTTTATAGGTGAATTTCTTCTAAAGTCAAATTCAAGTTCTCCACCTTTGTATTTACTAGGATCTGTTAACTGACAGATAACAGATATTTTTCTTATCTTACCATGCATGTTTGGATTGTTTGGTAAGTTATAAGGTTCATCAAACATATCAAAGTGCCAATTATAAAACTGTCCTTTTTTGTATTTAGTAAATTGACACGTTTCTGATCTATCAAATTCAAAATTCCAACCTGCGTTTTTATTGGCTTCATAAACATAAGGATGTATCTCTTTGTATATCCAAGGTTTATTTACCCAAACAACGTTTGAGTTTCTTTTCTTATGTAGATCTTTTATTCTTTTTTTAGTTAACTTCTTATTTTTAAATTCGTCTGTTGTAGCTGTCTCATCTTTTTTAGATAAAGAATGCTTTATAAGTTTATCACAAAAACGAGAGCTCAAAGCAGATTTAAAATACCAATAAAAATATTTTTGAATCATGTCCTTCTCATTTCAGGAAGAGGAAAACGAATCATTTGATTGGGTAGGATTTTAGAATTACATTCCATTCTATTAAAAAACGTAACCATTATAAATCTTTCTTCTTCCAGGTTATCATCTAAAAAAGAGTTTGCCATATGCCACTGTGAAGCATCAAACATAACTAATCTGTTGTACATAGAATCTATTTCTATGGTTTTATTAAAACGTTCGTTGTGTGCTTTTAATTGTTTTTCAACTTTTACTTTAGGGTCTAAAAAACTTTTGTGAGCAAGTTCCCAATCCCTGTAGGCTTTATCAAAAGCTTTGGGTTTACAAATAGAGGTTCCGCAACCTTTATGTTTACTTAAATAAACAATAGCTGTTAGTTGATCGTTATGATCTTGATGAATCCAACCACCATTTTTATAATCTTTACCAGAAATTTTTTGAAAGAATTGATTAGCTCTCCATACCATATTTGTATAATTCATAGGATATAAAATTGCCATCATCTTTTCAGTAGCAAACTGAAAAAAATTATCTTCTGTTTGATCTGTTCTTATACCTGGATAGTTTTTTTGTGTTTTACTATATGATAGACTTAAACCATAATCTCTAACAAAGTCAGGATTATCAAAAAAATTATCTACAATAATTGTTGGAAACAACATTAAAAAAATTTATAAGTTATAGTGTTAATAAAATTAATATCGTTACTTCGGTTGGTGGTTATGTAATAACTGCATATTGCAGGAAACATAATAAATTTATTACTATCTAACTTTACTGTTTTTTTTAAATTTTTAAATTTTTTATCATCGTAAGTAATAACTACAGAACAAGAATTTTTTTTAACTTTTGTTCCATATAATAAAACAGCATCTGGACTCTCCTTAAGATTATTAAAGTCTGCTTGCAGTAATGGAGGAGAGGCTTCTCGTGGTTGATAAATCTCACCCCAACTTTTTTCATTAACTATTTTTATTCTGTCTTTTAAATAAATGTATTCTCTAAGATATGTATTTAATCGATCCCAGGTTTTAGTCCACCCAAATGGCATTTCAAATATATCATTGTTTAAAGTTTCAACAATTAACTCTTCAGGGTCTAAGTCCCATTTCTTTGGCATATCTACATAACCTTGATATAAAGCTAGTTCTGATAAGACTTCTTTATCTACTGGTTTATCTAAATGTTTTTTTGCCATACTAAAAATAATTAATATTTAAAACTACTCTGACTTTTTCATCTGTATGCGTCGTACCTGTATGTTTTAAATTAGAAGGAAACATAACAATTTTATTTTCTTCGCTTTTAATTTCTTCTCCTGTTTCAAATATAGTTATACCATTATTAGTATTAATGTAAAGTATGGCAGTTTTACACTTAAAAGGTGCATCTGTATGAAGTCCAAAAGGTTTAATTTTAATATCTTTAGTTGTTAAATTACCTTTTACCCTGACCAAAGATTTAACGTTTAGCCTGTCAATAACAGGTTTAATAACTTTAAAATAATCACTGGTAACTAAATTGTCTTTATAAAAAAAATGAATAAACTGAAAATGTTCGTCTCCTTCTTCTATCTTGCAATCGTTGTAAAACCACGGAAAATATTTACCCATTATTTGTTTTTTAATATCAACAAATAAAAAAGGATCTACAAAATTTTCTTTTATCTTAATCATAAATAATCACTGTGAAAATCACTGTTAAAAGATATCACCGTCTTTCTAGCATTTGATTTAATTATAGGAGAGCAATGTAAAGTAGATGCTGGAAACGTAAGCAAATCTCCTTCTTTTACATTTATATTTTTTATAATTTTTTTATCATAACAATTTTTAAATTGTGTCTTTGCACTAGTGTCTTTCATTTCTACATAATATATATGACTCCAATTTGAGTGAGCATGATTGTGCCACCCATGAAAATTATTTTTTCTGTATTGTTGAAACCACATTCTACTTATGTCTACAATTTTAAAAGAGTCCTCTAACTCCAAACATATTTCATTAAGATAAGGAGTTAAGACTTTTATAACTTCTTTTACATATTCTCTCGTCTCTCCTTGAGGTCCTCTAGGAGTAGAATCTAACCAATCAGAATTTGTTATGTAATCTTTTGAAGGTAAATTTTTGGAAGGTATGGGCTGTGCGGGCATATTCTTAATATGATTAAGAACTATTTTTTTTAATGTTTTATGTTCTTTAATTTTTTGAACAAAGAAACAACTGTTTATTTTAATTTTTTTCATTTAAACGTCATACTTTATATTAAAAGATAAGGCATACTTAGGTAGATTAGTTTTATTTCTTCTAGTGTAATGTTCTAAAAAAGAAGAAAATATAACAACTTTTCCTTTCTCAGGTTTAATAATTTTTTTTATTTGTGGAAAATATAACTTTTGTTCATGGCTATTAAAATAAATTACTCCAGATAAATAACATGGATTATGATCATGCTTCTTAGTATACTCACCAAAAAGTTCTTTAATACCCCACGCTTCTTGAAAAGAATATTTACTATCCATATTTTCTCTTTCATCTAAGTAATCAAAAATTTCTAATAACAATAAAATAAATTTTTTATCTTTATTAAAATAATCCCAATCAGTCATCTTTCCATTAATACTAATGGCATAGCTATTCTTTGAATTTTTTATACCCTCTTCTATTTTATTAATAAAATAATTACTGTCTAAATTTAAATGTCCAGTTATAAAAATATAATCTCTTTCTATTTTTTTAGTTATGTCTTCTTTAACTTTCATCTAGTATAATTATCTAATTTATATAACACATAATTAATTTTATTTAAATTAAATTCTTTTATATTTTTAATTTCATAGTTAATATTACCCCAACTTGCTTTTCTAATATTTAATTGTTCAAAATCATTTGCTAGTTTAATTAATAAAAGATCAAGGTTTTTTAACTGCAAAATATTATCTCTATCTGTGGTTTCAAATAACCAAACTAGTTTTTCAGCTTTTTTGCCAATTAATTTTTGTATGTCTTTTCTTGTAACTTTTAGATTTGGATTATAGTATTTATTACCATAGATATTATGAAACATACCAGCCATAACAGTATCAAAATTACATCCCCAGTGTTCTAATATATCTGCAACATTAACTAGATGTTCTAAAAAAGTTTTACCGGAGTGTTTGAGTTTGTCTGC